ATTAGAAGAGCGGTGTCTTGCTTGAATCCGCCTCCAGTATTCTTAACAGATTACTGGGAACAAATTGCCAGGACCAGTTCGTGGTGTCATTTGGATTTTCCAAATGTTGTATTATTAATGTTATATGTTTTGTGTGGAGGCCTGTTACCTCCGTTGTAAATTATTTAACGTTTTATTTGTGTCATTGTATATTAGGCAGACGTGTGTAAATTAGGCTGACTCTTTTGTTGTAGCGCCTAAAAACATTGGCGAACAGTCAGCTGTCCAAAGAGTAGTACTTGAGGATAAGTTTATGTCGTTTCTCGCGTAGAGTAGAGTTCGGGCCGGACTCCAGGTTTATAACCAAGTGGCCAAAATAAAAATTTTAAACATGAATAAAACCCCCTTAGACGATGAATGCCATCATATCGATGAAGAATCATCAAAAATAGTCGCTGCGCGTGACTTTAAAACGTGCCCCAGTACCAAGGGAGTTGGTACACCCTCCGAGACTAATGAGCGACTTAGTCTCAAGACCGAAGATGAAGACGAAGGTTGGATACCTGTGACAAGGAGAAGTCACCGTCGCGCTCAACCTAGTGAAGATTTAGATGTTTCCAAGGTGATTAAAACATTGGAAGATCTAGATTTTTATGAAGAGTTGACTTCAGAAGATTTTTCTCAGAGCAAGAGGAGACGACGTTCCTCTACAGAAGAGAAAGATATGAAGAAAACAATCCAACATCTTCGCAAACGCAATGATAAGTTGCAAGGTAGACTACGTTCTGCCGGTAGGACTAAGGCAAATTATAAACAGTTGAAACCAGAATCTGATGAGGTTTTAACAAAAGTTTTAGAAAAGCCTGAACCCGTAGAAGGACCTATTGGAGATATGATTGAAAACATAGCTTCAACATTGTCCTCCTCTGTTGAGACAAATGAAGTTCTTTTAGTGTTAACAAAGACTTTTGGATATTTAACGGCCCTATCCAATTGTGATTCCGCGCAGTCTGTTATGACCACAACTGTTGGAGTTTTGTTAACCCATGTGACTCAGAGTCATATTGACATGGCTCTAGGTTTAATGAATAGAGGACAATTGATTGATCAGGAAGGAACTATAGTTCAACAAGGTTTGATAGAATTTGATGAGGATAAAATTTCAACTTTTAGAGACCAGATCAAGAAGTTCCAATTTATGACAGCAAGTGTAGATGATATCCCGTGTTTTAATTTTGTACGGAAGGGATTGATATTACTTGTATTTGCAGGACTGAAACCATCAAATTTATGTGTTGATGGATCAGCTCTTAGACATGTTGTCGAAGGATGGGAACGGGTGGCTCCTGGTACATTTGGTACGATGCAACTGTTAGATGCGTTTCTAGCAGTTACAGATTATGTACTAGAAGCCATTCAGGTTCTATCTCGAGGTGGTTCTGTTGGAGATTACCTTTTTCCAAAGAGCGCAGCAGATCGCTATGCTTTGTGTGCATCTCGAATGAAGTCCTTCAAAAATGGTCAATTGGAACAGAATTTTGGAATGACAGATGGTCAGTATGAAGTTGAGCTTATGACGTTATCAGCTGAATTAGGGAAACAAATTCGAGAGAAGGTAGTGAGCCCCGCTCAGCGAAGTGTGTTCGTTAGCTATAAGATTTGTGTTGATTCTTACTTAGCTGATGTTCGTGCTAAAGTAGCGTCAGCTCAATTGCGACCAGTTCCTTATTCCATTTGTTTCTATGGAGCTCCCAATACTAATAAAACTACAGCAGTAAACATGGCAATAAAAACTTTTGGTGCTTGCACCGGAGTTCCAGTAGATGCTGAGAATCAATACTTTTGGAAGGGAGCTCAAGAATTCCAGTCAGGACTTGATCATCGCAAGAGCGTTATCCAGATAGATGATGCGTGTAATAAGAAGATTAGTCCAAACACTCCAGAGAAGTTAGATGTAGCTGATATAACTGCTATTGTTAATAACCAACCGTTATTAACTAATCAAGCAGAGTTAGATCAGAAAGGAGTGATATATGTGGTATGTGATTTGTTAGTGATGACCACGAATGTGTTTCATTTGAATGCTTTACAAGCTTCAAATGCACCACGTTCTATCTTACGTCGTATTCGCTTTGTCGAAGTGCGTGTTAAATCCAGATACACGCATGCCAGCAATGTTGAATATGACTATCATAAACAGACATATACCAA